CCAGCCCTGTTTCTCCCTCCCCTAAACCCCATAAAAACCCAGTAATTAACAACTTTCACACAAGTAACAACGAAGCGGAAAGAAGTCGGAAAATGCAAGACTATTTACCAGGATTTGAGCCTGAACCGCCTAGTAAGGGCTATGTTGAGACTGAAACCGAGAAAACTATAGGTAATCTTCGTGATAACGGCCTGATTGGTGACGAATCGGCGGGCTTGTGTGCTTTAGCGATAATGGCCGCGCGGTCCCTGGACCAAATGGGCAGGAAAGGCGCGCCTAGCGGGCGGGCTATGCTACTGAACGCCGCCCGGGAAATCTTTGAATCAATCAAACCCCAGGGCGATCCTAACGCGGGCGCTGACTTAGCCGGCCTACTCACGGCTATCCAGACCGAGGACATCGACGAAGCGGAAACCGAGTACACTAATGCCGCTAACATTGCCTGAACGCCGCGTTTTTGCCTATCTTCCCCGCCCGGCGTTTTGTCCGGCCCCTACACCGGGGTTCCTTAACGAGGGCGCGGAAATCGCCCGTATATCCAGGCTATTAGGCATAACCCCGCAGCCGTGGCAACGCCTGGTGTGGAATCGTGCGACCGAGTACCGGATAGTGAACGGGAAACGCGCCTACAAGTACAGCCTTGTGCTTATCACCGTGCCTAGGCAAGCCGGGAAAACCACGCTACTAACCCCGCTACGCACTCACCGGCTCTTAACCCGCCCTGGCTTGGAGGCCGCCGCTACCGCGCAAACAGGGCAAGCCGCCCGTAAACGCATGATGAAGTACATGAAGATAATCGACCAGTCCCCGCTAGGCCACCTGTTTCACACCCGCCTTTCCAACGGTGAAGAATCCGTTACCTGTACCGCTAACGGTTCGACTATCACGAAGTTCGCCCCCGTGGAGGGGTCCCTGCATGGGGATACTATCGGGTACGCCGATTTTGATGAGATTTGGAAATGGGACGCGACCACCGGCGAGACTGTTATGGGCGCGGTCAAGCCCTCCCAGGTAACTCTTTACGGTGAATCTCAGATATTCATGGTGTCTACCATGGGAACCCTGAAAAGCGATTTTATGAACCAGTACGTGGAGACAGGGCGGCGAGGCGATAAGCCAGGGCTGGCCTATTTTGAATGGTCGCTACCAGACGGGCTAGACGTACACACCCCCGCGGCGTGGTGGACCTACCACCCGGCATTAGGTAACACGATACAGGAAGCCGCTATAAGTGAGGATTTACCCCCGGCCATGACCGAATCCGAGTTTATGCGTGCTTACGGCAACCGGCTCACTATGACAGATGAGTCCCTTATTGCGGCGGAGGACTGGGACGATCTCACAATGGACGACACCCAAGCCCCGCCGGCGCTTACCGATTGTGTGATTGGGTTCGAGATAGCCCCCGATAACGCCGCTACCGCTATAGTCGCGGCCTGGGAAGATAAAGACGCTAACACTCGCAACGTGAGAGTGCTACACCAAGCCCCCGGCGCGACCTGGCTTATTGACTATCTGAGGCTCTTACAAACCTATGGCGTAACTAGGTTCGTGGCAGATGACGGCGGTATGACCAGGCGAATCTTTGACCATCTACCCGAAGATTTAGCGGTTGAGCGTTTACCACTGGGGGCTAGGCGGATAGCAGACGCGGAGTTTTTGACAGCCGCCCGCGATGAGCAGACGTTGAGGCATGACGGCTCTAAGCCTTTAGCGGTGGCTATCGCTAACGCGGTGATCCGTGAGACTAACGGGGTTCCGCTGTTTGACCGGGATAAATCTACCGCGCCGATCCCCGCGCTTATAGCCGCGTCTGTTGCCCTCTACACCGTTTCCCGCCCGGTAGCGCCCCTAGAAATGCAAGTATTCTAAACACTCAACGACAACCAGTAACAACGAATAACATCGAATAACAACCGATAGCATAAAGGATTTACAAACAGTAAAACAAATAATCAAATAGGTTACATGAACCGCTTTAGCCGCGCTCTACGTGAACTAACCCGCCGCGCCGTTCCCGCCACCGGCGCAATGCCTCCCGGCGTGACGCCACCTACACGCCGGGAGGCCCCCTTTGAACCCGCAAGCCTAGTCTCTGTGTACCGGGCGATCGACATCATCACTAGCGCAGTTGCACAGTTACCGCTTAGGGTGGAGCGTCACGGGGTGGAAGTCCCAGCTGGTGAAATCCCCGATATTATCAAAGCGCCCTCGTTATCGTTTACCCGCTCGGACTTCCTGGAACAAATCGCGTTGAGTCTGGCAGTCACCGGCAACGCTTACATTCTCGCTAAGCGTATCGGGTCGAAGATTGTGGAACTTGTGGTACTAAATCCGCATGAGGTTCTACCCACCCAGGACGAAACCAGCGGGGTTATTACTTACTCTTACAGGGGCCGCGACTACCGTCAAGCCGATATTCAACACCTAAAGTTTATGGTGTTGCCCGGTAGTTTGAAAGGGCTGGGAGCGATCCAGGCGGCGCGGGCTGAGATCCAGGGCGCTATCAATCTTCGAGACTACGCCGCGCAGTGGTTCAACGGATCCGGCCAACCCTCTGGAATACTATCGACAGACCAGGCTCTAACCGCTGAGGACGCGAAACAGATTAGGGATACCTGGAACAACATCGACCCCGCGACTGGTAAGCCCCTACCCGCCGCCGCTAACCCGTCAAACATTAAAGTTACCGGGAAAGGCGTCAAATATGACCCTATCGTACTAAGCCCGCGCGACGCCCAGTTTATTGAATCGCGGAACTTTGACACCCTCGAAATCGCGCGGCTGTTCGGTATCCCCGCGACCCTCATGCTGACCTCTACCGAGGGTTCGAGTATGACTTACTCGAACGTGGAGCAAGACTGGCTCGGTTTCGTGCGTTTCACGCTGACTAAGTATTTACGCAAGATTGAGGAAGCCCTAACCACGTTCACACCGCGCGGCCAAACCGTAAGGTTCCAGATCTCTGCTCTGTTGCGTTCGGACACGCTTACCCGCTACCAAGCCCACCAAATCGCGCTTAACGCCGGGTTCATGACCCTAAACGAAGTTAGGGCTATCGAATCTCTACCACCGTTAGAAACCCAGGAACCTAAGGAGACTGTGAAACCATGACTGTTTACGACATCGATATGAAAACCACCGGAAACCAAACCCGCGCGTTCGAGTTCCGTGCCAAACCCGCCGATAACGGTAAACGAGAAATCGAGGGTATCGGGGTCCCCTACGATACCGAAACCGAGCTGTTCCCTTATGTGCGTGAGCGCTTTGCGCCTGGCTCGGTAGACGCTACCGGCGCGTTGCTGTTTTATGGGCATGAAAAACCCATCGGGCGAATCACCGACGCCCAAGACACCCCCGAGGGTGTGCTTATTAGGGCGGCGATTTCCGAAACCAGCCTAGGCAACGACGTTTACCAACTGTTGCGTGACGGCGTGCTTACAAAAATGTCTATCGGGTTTATGCCCGGTATCTCTAAGGACGCCTGTGTTGTGGAAGAACGTGGAGAAACCGAGGTTATTACCTGGAAGAAAGTGAAAGCCTTGGAGTTCTCTGTTGTGCCTTTCCCCGCCTATGAAGACGCCCAAATCACGAATGTTCGACAAACCCCAACCAATCAACCGAAAGGAAAACCTATGTCTAAATACACCATGGAAATGTTAACCAGCAGCGATCTGGATCCTATTAACGAGGCTCTGGACCGTATGCAACGCCAAATTCAGGCGCTACCACAAACAGCCACCGCCCCGGCTATGCCTAAATGGCGTTCTATGGGCGAATGGTTGCAAGATATCGCCGCCGGTGACGAGGCCGCTATTGACTATTATTCCCGCGCGTTTGCTGGTAACACTACCGGCGACACCATCATGAAAGACACTTTCGTGGGCGACTTCGTGAAACTCGCTATTGACCGGCGTCGCGTGACCCCGCTGTTTTCCACCGGTGCGCTTCCAGAAAAGGGAACCTCTGTTGATTTCTACCAGGTAGAAACCGAGGACTTTAAAGCCGGTAAACAGGCCTCTGAGGGCGCGGACTTGCCGGGCGCGTCGAAGCTGAAACTGAAAGACGCTAACAGCCCGGTCGCTACGGTGGGAGGCTGGACCGAGGTCAGCCGTCAAGCCGTGGAACGCGCGACCGTGCCGGCGCTTAACACGCTGTTGGAGGGCATGGCGCTGAAATACGCGCAAGTAACCGATGAGCTGGTCAAAACCGTTCTCACTACTACGGTGGCTAACGCTAAAACCAAGATTGCCCTAGGAGCTGATCCCGCTACCGGCAACGTGAAACAGTGGACTGACGCGCTTATCGATGCCGCTGACCTGTACGGGGCGACCATGTTCAACATCACCGGCCTTGGAGTGTCTAAGGACGTGTTTAAAGCCCTGGCTAACCTGGAAACCACCGGGAACCGGCTCATGAACACGGGAGACGGGCGCAACCTGGCCGGAACTATCGATGTTCCGGGTCTTTCCGGTGAACTGTTGCGTATCCCGGTGTATCTCATTCCCGGCGCGGCGGCTAACACAGCTTTCCTGTTCGATAAGGAAGCTATCAAGACACTTGAATCGCCCGGATCGCCAGCCATGTTGCAAGACTCCAACATTATTAACCTGTCCCAGTCTTACAGCCTGTACGGATACCACGCCGTGATCGTGCCTTTCCCCGCCGCCATCGTTCCAATCGTCAAGGCTACGAGCTAAGGCCAGTCATGAGTACCCATTTATCTGAGTATGTGCAAGCCCCGCCGGAAGATGCCGGGTTTATCGACCAGTGCGAAAAAGCCGCTACCGCTATAGTTGCGGCTCGCACCGGCGGGGCGACCATACCGGAAACAGTATTAGCCGCCGCGACCCTGGAAGTTGCCGCCAATCTATATAACCGGCGTACCTCACGGCGCGACCTGGGAGTTTTCGGGGACGCGGAAACCGCCGCGCCGTATCAGCGCCCCGCGCTCGACCCGTTCACGCCCGCCCTCCCGATACTCCGGCCATACTTGCCGCCGCCCGTAGCGTAAAGGAAACCATCATGACCATGTTGGAAGCCGCCCGCGAAATAGTGAACCAGTTAAACACCTGTTTCACTAAAGCCGGTGTGAAAGCTATAGCGACGCTCGACCCTACCGAGGTAAGCCCGCGCGTACATGCTAACCAGGTCGCGGCCATTGTTACCGCGCCAGATTACCGGTTCACGGGTATTAGTACAGCAGAGGCCGAATGGGAAATCTGGCTAATAGCCCCCGGCGCGCAAGACCTGGAGGGCGCTTGGGAAACCCTAGAAACCGCCCTCGAAGCATTCCGGGCAGAGTTTCAGGTTACCGAGGTGAAGCCCGCCACTTACCAGCCCGCTAACGGCGCTACCTATCCCGCGCTAATAGCAAATTTTGAATCAGTCCACCAATACGAAAACCAATAGAAAGGAAACCCCATCATGTCGTTCACACCTCAAAAGCTCGGTCCGGGTCATCTAAAGTTTGGCTCTACCGGTTCAGAACAAGAATTTGGTTCTATGACCACCGCCACCAGTATCGAACCCGATATTAAAGAAGAAGACCCGGTACCCATGCTCGACGGATCTAACTATGTCGAACAAGGCGAAATCCTAGGCACCCTCAAAGGCACGTTCTACCAGGATTACACCATGGAGGGACTAACCGCCTGGACCTGGACAAACGGCGGTAAAAATATGCCTTTCGAGTTCCGCCCCCGCAACGACTCCAACATGATTATTAAGGGGTCTTGCATGATTAAACCGGTCAAAGTCGGAGGCGACCCGAACAAGGCAAACACCGCCGATTTCGAGTTTACGCTGACTTCCCGCCCAGTCATGGAGAAAGCCACCGCCACCCCGCCGGCTGGGAGCTGAATCAAATGAGTAAGGTGAGCGGGGCGCCCATTCAGGGTATCGAGGTTGAGGGCGCAAGGGAACTACGCCGTCAGCTAAAAGCCGCCGGTGATGACCTTACCGAGATGAAAACGATACATCACAAGGTCGGTTCACTGGTTGCTAATACCTCGAAAATCCTTGCGCCCCGCTCATCTGACTCGACTCACATCGCTGAGACCACCCGCGCGTCTCAAACTAAAACCGCGGCAGTCGTAAAAGTAGGCGGCGCTAAGTTCCCCTACGCTAACCCCATTCATTGGGGTTGGTTTACCCGCCCTAACCCGTCAAAAGGGTGGCGGGGTGGTGCGATAAAGCCCCGTTTTTGGGTGTCGCGCGCCGCCGCGCAAACAGAGCCTGAGTGGTTCCGAATCTATGAGGACTATGTAAACAAAACCCTGGACCAAGTGAAAGGAAAACCCTAAATGAAACCGTTTATTATTCAAATCGAAACCGCTAACAACGGAAGTTTTCGCGAGCGCGTCTTAATGATTGACAAACTCATGTTTGAAAAAGCCGCCCGCGCTAACGGCTGGAATATGCAAACCTCCGAAATCACGTTTACCGCGTTTTGCGCCTGGCAGGTATTGAAACGGCTACACAAAATCCCGACAGAACTCACCTACGAACAATTTATCGAGGCGGAACTGTTGGACGCCGTGATTACCCAAGAGGAACCAGAGCAAAACCCTACACCTACGGCATGAACTCTTATCATGCCGTGCTAGTCGCTTTGGCCATACGCTCGGGAATCCCCCCTAGCGTATGGCTCAAAGAACCCCCCGAATATTTAGAAACAGCTCTCACGTTGCTAGAAAACGAGGCAAACAATGGCTAACAAATCCGCGATCATGTCCTTGCGCATTATCGGCGACGCGAAAAAAGCCATTATCGAAATGGATAAACTAGGCAACCATACTTCAAAGTTTGGAAGCCTAGTAAAATCTGCTGGTGCTGTAGCTGTAGCCGGCCTGGCCGCCGCCTCCGCCGCTATCGGCGGGGTAGTCATCGCCGGGGTAAAAGCCGCGGGCGACCTCGAACAATCAGTAGGCGCGCTAGATACGGTGTTTGGCGACGCCGCCGCTAGTATGCACAAGAACGCGCAAGCGGCAAGCGACGCCCTAGGGCTAACCGAAAACTCTTACAACGAGTTAGCGACCCTGTTAGGCACCCAGCTTAAAAACGGCATGGGCGGAGCCGCCGCCGATATGCAAAAGGTAGGAGCTAAAACTAATGAACTAATAGGGTTGGGCGCTGACCTGGCTTCCATGTTCGGGGGAACCACTAGCGACGCGGTAGGCGCGCTATCCTCCGCACTGAAAGGTGAACGCGACCCTATTGAGCGTTATGGTGTGTCCTTGAAACAGGCCGCGATTGACGCGAAAGCCGCGGAACTCGGATTTACCAAGGTAGGCGGCTCTTTCGACGCGGAAGCGCAACAGGCCGCGACCCTGGCCCTGATTATGGAGCAAACCAGCGCCGCGCATGGGAATTTTGCGCGTGAATCGGATACTTTCGCGCACCAAATCGAGGTCGGAAAAGCCCAAATCGGCAATATCACAGCTGAGATAGGTAAGGGATTCTTGCCTATTCTTACCAAGGCCGGGCAAGTCATAAACACGAAATTTTTGCCCGGCGCACAAAAGTTAGCCTCGCAAATCGCGCCCACCCTAGCCGTCGTGTTTTCTACCCTCGGCCCCATGATTAACCCGCTAATCCAGGGGTTCACCCAGCTGGTAGGCACCGGGCTAACCCCTACCGGTATAGGTTTCGCGGCGCTACAGGCAAACATTGCCCCAATCATGGGACTGTTGAAAACCCTGGGAGAGGTCCTAATAGGGTCAATACTTCCCCAACTAACCAGTCTAGGCCAAGCGGTAGTTCCGCCTATCCTGGGACTAATAAACGGGATAGTACCACCACTAACCGAAATCATCGGGATAATAGTGAATCTTGCCGGGGCGCTTATCTCGAATATAATGCCGCCGCTCACTCAAATAATTGGTTCCGTGCTTCCGCCGCTCACTACAGTAATATCGGCTCTCATGCCCCTACTAGCTGACGTGGTGAAAGCGATAGCGCCCGTGATCCAGGTAATCGGGTTAGTGATTGGCCTAATCCTGAACATCCTCCAGCCCGCGATAAAGTTCGTTGCCGATTATATCGCCGTTGTGGTTAAGACTGTTTCAGGTGTTCTTGATGGGCTGTTCAAGCTGGTTTCCGGGCTTATTACTGGTGATTGGCGTCAGGCCTGGCAGGGTGCTAAACAAATCTTTGGCAGTATCTGGGACGGTATTACCGGGATACTAAAAGCCCAATGGGAATTTATAAAAGGTTTCTTTACCGCTCAGCTTGAGAACATAAAAACCGTATGGTCCGGCGCCTGGAACCTAGTCAGCACCTATTTTTCTAACGTGTGGAAATCGATCCAGGCTGTGCTAGCCGGGGCATGGGGCGCCATTCAAAACGCGGTAAACGGCGGCATCACAAACACGGTAAACAGATCGGAAGAGCACACGTCTGA